CTGGCATTTGTTAATATTTTGTAATGAGTGACAATTCTGGAACATATTAGTAAATGCCAGTGTAGAAGTTACGGTTCCTGTTCCTGTTGATGAAAATGTAACAGCTTGTAATTCATAGCAGTTCTGGAACATAGTAGCCCATAAGCCGGCACCGGAAGCTGCTGTATAATTCAATGAAGGAAGGCTGATAAATTGTAAGCTATGACAACTACTAAATACACCACTTGCCGTTGCTACTGAATTTAATGTAGATGGTAAAGTAAGGCTTGTCAAGCCAAAACAACTGGCGAACATATTTGTCATATTTGTAATAGCAGTAGCATTAGGTAAAGATATAGTTCTTATATTACTACAACCACTAAACATAGTTGAAGCATTTGTAATTTGAGTCCAGTTAAGTGATAAAGAGCCAAGTGTAATACAATTCTGGAACATATTAGCAGCTACAAAAGTTGGTGATGTAATTGTAGGTGGTAAATCAACCTCAACTAAATTCTGGCAATTTAGAAATGCTGATGACCAATCAGAAGCAATACCAGCTGTAGTTCCTATTTTGCCAGATAATACAGCGAACTTTTGTAAGCTATTACAACCAGAACAACCAGATGTAAAAACATATGGTGCTGGAAACCAAGAAGGAAATATAATATCTTTTAGTGAGAAGCAGTTTAAGAACATACTACCAGCAGTCCAACCATCATTGTTGAAACCAGATGCTGGCCAAGTAATGTTCTCAAGTGAGTAGCAGTTCTGAAATAAACTTGTAGCTGTAATTATTCCACCTGACACACCAGTTGAGTTAAGACCTTGAAATCTAATACTTTGTAAATTGACGCAGTTGGCAAAAGCAGATGTTAGGTTAGTAAGTAGATTACCTGAAAACGGTGGTAAGTCAATTGTTACTAAATTTTGACATCCAGAAAAAGCACTTGACATATTTGAGCAAGAAATTAAATTAGTCGGTGAAAATGTAACAGATTTTAATGAGTAACAATTAGCAAATGTTGATGACATTGATGATATGGTAAATGAAGCCGGAAATTCAATTGTTCTTAATGAGTGACAACCAGCAAATGTGCTTGTCAAAACTATTGAAATTGAGTGACTGGGTAATACTACTTTTTGTAAGGCGACACAACCAGAAAACATAAATGTTAAGCCTATTGTAGTCACCGTTGTAGGAAATTTGACATATTCTAATTGATTAAATGAATAAATAGAGTTAGGCTGACCATTTGATGAAAAGTAAGAACCAGCGCCTCCAGGAGCAACACCATCACCATAATACATTTCTAATATACCTACTGAATATAATGTGCCAAGTGTAGAACCATTTGCTGAAGTTGCCGCTTGATATGTAGGTCGGCATGCTGTAATACTTCCAGAACCATATATTCTCACCTTAAATGTTGTGTAGCCTCTTGAACAAGTTGCTCCTGTTCCAGCTGTATAATACTTTGTTGCGGCTACACCAGTTGTTAAAGCAACCGCTGGGCTTCCATCACCCCAGTCAATAGACATAGTTCCAGCAGTAAAAGATGTATTAAATGAGATATATCCGGCTCCTTGGTCATTTACAAGTGCTTGAACCTCATTGGCAGCATCTGTAATGACAGGCCAGTCGGAAGGTCTTGAATAGTCATCACTTTTTGTTTTAGGTAGTGACTGAAGTGAATATGGTAATCTAAATGCCATTGTCTTTTATTTATGTTTATGTTGTTGTGCTTATCAAAAAGTCACCAACAATTGAACTTGATGGAACATATTGTGAATATAAAATAGCAGAACCTGAAAGTGATAAAACATAAGGTTGAACTTTTGCTGACATTATTGTAAAATTGTAGTCATTATAAGGAACAAATTCAACATTAGATGCTGTTCCTATATTTACACTACTATATGTGTAGCCATAGTATGAACCTGTGGCATACCAACCAGTTGTTGATAATGTTTGACCAAGTATTCTAATTGCTGATGAACCACCACCACTTATACCACTTGTTCCTGATGAACCTGCGGCACCTGCGGCACCTGAAGTTCCTGATGAACCATTAACACCTGAAGTTCCTGATGAACCATTAACACCTGAAGTTCCTGATGAACCATTAACACCTGAAGTTCCTGATGAACCACTCACGCCTGAAGTTCCTGATGAACCACTCACGCCTGAAGTTCCTGATGAACCATTAACACCTGAAGTTCCACTTGAACCAGTAGCACCTGTCACACCTGAAGTTCCTGATGAACCATTAACACCTGAAGTTCCTGATGAACCATTAACACCTGAAGTTCCAGCAGCACCATCTCTTATTAGACCTACAGAGAATACAGAACTAACACTATATGTTCCACCACCACCTAATAAGCTTAAGTTAAAACTAAACCAAGAGCCACCTGAATAAGCACCATATCCTGTAATTTGATAAACAGCTTCATTAGTAGTTCCTGGTTCATGTAATTGAACATAAGTTGTCTGTGTCGTATAGTTAGATAAGAGTGTTGTAATCCATGTCTGAACATCATTAGCACTATTATCATATCTACTGATATACATTACAGAAGCAGTGGCTGTTGTAGAAGCATCAATTGTGAAATTACCATTACCTGGATTATTTCCAGAACTAATTGAATCTAATCTAAATCTAAATGTAGAAGCACCATCAACACCAGAAGCCGTTGAGCCAGAAGGTGATGTTCCTGATGTGCCACTGGTTCCTGCTGAGCCTGATGAACCTGATGTTCCTCTTGTTCCTGAAGTTCCTGATGAACCTGATGAACCTGATGTTCCTGATGAACCTGAAATACCTGAAGTTCCTGATGAACCACTTACACCTGATGTTCCTGATGAACCACTTACACCTGATGTTCCTGATGAACCTGATGAACCTGAAATACCTGAAGTTCCTGATGAACCTGAAGTTCCAGAACCTGTTCCACCACCACTAAAAGTTAAACCTGATATTCTATAATCAACATACCTTTTAGTAATACCATCTAATCTATTATAATCTGTATTATCCATAATTAATTACACTTTCATCATATGTTGTATAGGTCAAATAGACCGTAAGAGTTCCAGTAGCAGTTGCTCCTGTTGGATTACCAGTTAAAGTTGATAATTGTATAGCAGCATCATCATTTTGTGTCTGTGATAATGCGCCAGATGTATCTACTGGTATAAATCTATATCTTCTAATTTGTGTAGTTCCTAAAGCATCACAAGTGTGTGTATATCCTGTTCCACCCTCAAAAATTGATAAAGTTGTATTACCAGACCAGTTGCCAGTTCCAATATTTACTCTTACATAAGCCGAAATTACTTGATGTGTTGTTGTTCCACCACCTGCTGGTATTAAAGTCACTGGTGATGAATTTAGAGTTGATATTTGAGTGCCTGAAACCGTAACAGCTATTTGTCTTACAACTATACCTGAATTATAAATCTCACCTGAATTATCACTCATTATAATAGAGTTAGTAACACCAGCTGTAGAAGCACCAACCCAAGCAAATTCTTTTACATCAGTATCAATTCTCATATAGGCTTTTTTGTCTGTCTCATTTACGCCTATTTCAGAGAGAGCCAAGTCATAAATAGTCCAGTCACCAACCGTGAAATCCTCTTGTGAAGGAACTGAAAATGTTGAACCTGTTAGACCATAAATAGTGTGATGTGATATTCTACTATATTGAGTTAATTTTGCCATTAGAATTTATATTCTTTTTTTATAATATACTTTTAATATTTATTTCTTACTCTTCTACCTCATACCTTCCACCTGAAAGATAATTAACAAGGTCATCACCGGCAAATTCTCTTACAGCATTTCTTGAAGCACTTACATAAGAAATTAGTTTAGTGTCTGGAAATGGATTTAGAACTTCATTTCTTGAAGCATCAACAACATCAGCAACCGTAATTTGAGCCATATTCACAACAAATGAATTAGAGTCACTTACATCTTGATTATTACCGAATACAAATGTATTTGTCACACCAGGTCTGATGATATTATTATCACCTACAACCATCACTGACTTATTATCACCTTGAATTGTATTAGCATCACCAAAGACATATGACTTTTCAGAGGCAACAATGTTGTTGTCACCTATTACAGCTGATTTAGTAGTATAAACTTCATTTTGAGCACCAATTACAATTTGTTTATTACCTTTTATTACGGTTCCTGAACCAACAGCTCCTGATATACCACCTAAAACACCACCTACTGGGCTGACAGGTCCCGTAACAGCAACACCTACATTACCTTGTATAGGCCATGACTGGTTCCATCTACTAAATCTTCTCGGAACCGTGATATAAAGTGTTTTAATTAGTTCAACCTTAACTAAACCTTCTCTTGTAGGGTCATAGTTTAAGATTTTATTTACTTTGTAGTATTGATTTAAGATATAAATATTATCACTGAACCTAAAGTCAGCAATGTCAAAAGAATTTAGGTAGAAATTACCAGTGATAATTCTTGATGTGCTGTCGGATAATTCATTGATATAGTTTTGCCAGTAAGTAGAGTAAAGATTATTATTTGTCACGGTCTCTTCTTGATAATATAAACCTGTTGTCTGACCATAATTTAAGTCATAAGAAGGATTTTGAGGATTATTCATATGACCTAAATAAGGATAAGCCTTGTATTTCACACCCTCAAATTGCCAAGAGTCGCCATCTGTGGCAGTTGGCAACATACCATCAATAGGATAAACGGTTCCTCCGACGGAAGCACCTGAACCGACACTTGAAAAAGGTATGTTGATAATAATAGATTTAGTGTCTCTAATACCGACTATCTTAAAATAGTTTTGTAACATAGGTTTAAGAGCACCACCATCACTTTGAGCCACTCTAATCCAGTCACCTACTTGAAATGGATGTAAAGCATTACCAAATCCATTTGATGTAAGAACCGTGTAAGCATTGAACTGACCACCTGACATTGACTGATAATCACCATAAATCCAACTTGAATTTGTTGATGAGTTAAATCTTGTAAGTATTCTTATATTATGTTCTGTAGCTGAAAAGACATTATTGTTTAACTTACCTATTTTAGGTATGACCAATTGAGATGAGCCAAGAACATTTACAATAGGTGTAGGTGAGAATATAAGTTCTACCTTTTTTTCACCTTTGATAAAGTCATTATCCATGAAATATCTGTATTCACCATAAGACACACCAGCTCTATTATTTCTATAATCTTCATTATAAAAATCTTTATCATCTTTATACTTAAATGTGGTCTGTCTATTTTGTGTCTCGGCTAATATCTGTTCTTCTATATCTTGAGCTATATTTAACTTTTGAGTCCAATCTTTAATTCTACCAGAGGCATAGTAATCATCTCTTGGTTCAATTAATAAGACATTACTGAATTCTTTTGATGGTTCAACATAAAGGTTAAACATCTTAATTAAAGAGTTTATAAAATCTTTTTGTTTTACATTTTTAGGTATGATATTATTATACTGAATACTTTCATTAGGAGCAACATCTGGGCTTAATACATTAAAGAAAGTGTTAGGCGTGTTGAAAGTAATTAGTAATGTATTTGCTGGTAAAACACCTGACACTAATTGACTTGAATTAGCCATCAATTGAGTTCCGACTGAATATCTTACCTCCATCCATACTTTCTCACCTGGATAAAGTTTTCTTCTTTGACCTGTTGGTTGGTCTAATATATCAGTTGCTACTTGACCATAAATTCTATTGTTAGTTCCATATGTTAAAGTAGGTATAGCTGAAGGTATAAAAGGAATAGGAGTTGTTGAGCCATTTACAGGTATAATTGAACCAGCAGACATTGTAACACCAGTAAGTGGATTTCTACTTCTCTTAAATACAATATAATTAGCATAGTCACCAGCGTTAGGTAATTTTCTTGAGTATTCAGCTATATCAGTTCTAAAGTTAAATGTAATGTCAAAATTACAAGAGAACAATTGATTAGGAACATTGACAGGTGCTGTGTATTCATATAGTGTTGTATTCCATAAGTTGTCAGGGTCACCATAAGGTGAGGATTCATAATTGAAAGGTATTCTACTGCGAAATAATTGAGCACCCCATACAGGATTAGAAATTACATTAGCACCACCACCTTGACCTCCACCTCCACCTGTTGTAATAGTCAAAGGTGGAAAACCAATAGGTTGAGCATTAGAAAAAGTTGCTATTACTGCTCTTGATATTGCTAATCTATTATCAGCTGTATTTATATCTCTTGTAATCTTTTCTCTATTGAAAGGAATATACAAAGATGTGAATATATCACTTTCTAAAAATGATGACTGATAAGTATAGTTAGTATCAGCAAAGATTTTATCTAAAATGTATTTCACATTTGTTGATGGAAACATATCTTTTACTTTTACCTCTGTTGTATATGATGAAGTCCATCCATTTATATCACCTAAAATCCAATTACGGCCATAATCTATTAGAGGATAATAGTAACCAGCAGAGTAACTTTGAGTCCAGCTTTGTCTTATATTAGCAGCACTCCAGTCATGGTCTAATTCACTAAAATCTAAATCTGTAACAAAGTTTTCACCTAATTGTGTAAAGAAATTGTCATTATCAGCAAAGATTACTACTTCATAATCAGCTTTTTCTGATGACTTATCATAAAATACCTTACGCAATTGTAAGTAACCCTCAAAAACAATGGCAGTATCTACTAAAATGTAAGCCTTTGTTCTTTTATTAGGGTTGAAAGTAGAGTCAATAGACAAATCCGATATGTCATCAAATATATCTCTATTATTTCTTGTCTCTGGTATTTTAATGGTCTTTGAGAACGCAGCATTCCTTGCTGATATATCAGCAACATCAGCAACATTGTATGTTAAACTAATCGGTTCTTCTTTGTATGTGTCTAATTGGTATTTTACACCATTTATTTCTACTAAAATCTCAAATCTTGCCATTACTTATATTAGTTTTATAATTATTGGTTCTGTAAGTTGAGGTCATAAGCATACTTAAAGTTTAATTGTAGGTTGAATACTTGATTTCTTAAATAAGTTTTGACTTCATAACTATTGTCAGTCACAATAATAGGTAGTTTATATCCTGTAGCGGCTGTGTTAAGAACTGAACTATTGCCTAAAACAAATACTTCAGGTGATGTGATTAGTTGTTCAAGCCACATACTCTCTTTCTCTGTAATCCAATTTGATGTAATAGTCATTTTAGGTTCAGCGGTTTGAGATAAAATGGTTTTACCTCTGTCACCTACAGAATAATTATAAGCAAGAACTTGTTCATATTCTGTTCTACTCACACTCACACTTCTTTTAGAATCTAAAGTAAAGTTAAAGTAATCAAATCCACCAGCTCTGTTCAAGAAAGTAACTCTGACCTTCTCATAATTAGAACATTGAGTGTCTATTTTGTAATATCTAAATACAGATGAAGTGACACCAGCATACTTTGTATAAAATCTATAATTATCAACATCGGTAAAACTAACACCAGAATTTGATAAGTTCTTGGGGCCAATACCAAAATCTACTCTTCTATAATTGTTAGAATTTGATATAGTAAAGCCGTATGTGTTTAACAAAGTATTAGAACTATTGTAAGTATCTACATATAGAATTGAATTTGTAGCACCTTGTAAAATCATAGACACGGTCTCATAGTCATCTAATTGAACTGGTTTATAAGTTGATGACGGCCAGTCAGTCAAGAAATCAGTAGAGGCAGAGGCCAATATGAATTGACCTGTGAAGTTTGTGTCTCCTTGTAAATACTGGCGTGTTCCGTTCCAAGTATATTTGCCTGTTGATGATGTAGCGGTTAATCTCTGTTGTGTTGTGACAACACCTGGTTCTGTTCCTGTGGTAGGAACGGTTCCATATGTAATATCAGTTTTAATCTGATATGAGTTGATGACTTGACTGACTGAACATGTGCCATCATATGACTGGTTTATAGTTTTATTGTCTTTATCTAAAATAAGAATATCACCTACAGCAAAATCATGAACTGATGAAAATGTTAAGGCTACAAATCCTGATGAATTAGATGTATTATACCAAGAAAGATTAGGTGAGAACTCAAAACCATATCTTACATTATAGTCAATATAAGAGTAAGGCACACCTGGTAGTGATGTGTTAAATCCTGACACAAAAGCTGTTGTATAAGGATTTACTTTATTCTGAATAAATGATTTAAGAACTCTATGTGGTGAGAATAAACCATCACCTGTAATAGGTCTTGGTGGAACTTTATATATGCTTAATTGAGTATAAGCACCACTAAAAGGTTCTAATCTATATTGTGGTCTAAAAATATACTTAAAGTTAGTAGTAGATGATGAAGCACTATTAACCTTAAACCATAAATCTGCGTTTATTGGTTCAAGTGTAAGTGGTTCTTGTAATAATGATATAGTTGGCATACACAAATAATCTTTTTCTATTTAAGAATATACTTAATTTAATTTTTTCTTACCTCGCATTGACTAAAACATTCTGAACTAATCTTCTTATGTCTGCTCCTGCGGCTTCTGATATTAATTTAGCTTGAATTTTTCTTACTTTATCCATTGACTTCTTAATTACATTAGTTGCTTTAATTCCGTTCTTACTAATAGACCTGGCTATAAGAAAGGCTTGTGACTTCTTTGATATAAATCTACCTTTCTTGTCTCTCCATCTCGGTAAAGGTTTTACATTGACCCATTTGAGAATTGCTTGTTGAGGTGGTGCTTTCTTGTTCTTTTTTCTACCTTTATCAACTACGGTTAAATAGTCAGCCGCCTTTATGTTAAGAACAATAGTGTCTAAAGCTTCAATAAGGTCATAATCTAATGACTTTACTAAATTACCTGTAGCAATTTTATCAGCTGCTCTTAACTGAACAGCCAATTCAGTGATTACTTCTTCGCCATATTTCTCCATGGCTTTTTTAAGGTTCTCATATTCACTTTTAGCCATTGTCTTCTTCTTCCTCAATTGGTTCCGGTTTTCTTTCTATATTGTATAGAATCATTGCGGCTTCTTCATCTTCTACTTCATTCCAACCTACATTAAGACCATCAGGTGTGTAAGCTACTTCAACCAACATCATATTTCTTGGCTCACCTGTCAATTTACACAGATAATCTCCGTCTTCTAAAAATAATTT